AGTTACCACTATTGAAATGGACGAAACAAAATTAGTAGCGTCCCAATTTAAAAGAGCAGTTTTATTTAAAGCATTAGCCGATTATATATTTCCAATCCTAACTAAATGGAAAGACCCACAAGGTGGTGATGGTGCTGACGCATTCCAAGTACAAATGGCACATTACAGACAAAGATATGCAGAAGAATTTAACGCCATACTTCGTGATGGAATTGAATATGATGAAGATAACAACAGTACCATTACTGTTGACGAAAAAGAACCTATCCATAAATTACGCCTAGTTAGATAATGGTTGCCTCCATTGATGTTAAGACCAATTCAGTACAGTTATCTAAAGAATTTAGAAATATTCAAAGAAAGTTTCCTAGTGCTATTAAACGAGCATTAGCGAATGTATCAGCATTTCAAATAAGAAATATCAGAACAAGAACAGAAAGAGGAATATCTGTTAATGGAAGTAGATTTACACCTTATTCAAAAAAAGCATATTTTTTTAATGTATCACCAGAGGGAGCAACGCCTCAATATAAAACATTTCAAGGGGGATATGCACAATTTAGAAGATATAAAGGCAGACAATCATCATTTCCAGATTTAAATTTTAGTGGAAGAATGTTTAGTTCTTTAACAAGTAAAATTACACCGACTAAAGGAACTTTATTTTTTAGACAAGCAGACGCAAATAAAAAAGCATTTTATCACGATTTAGCAGGTGCAGGTAAAGGCAAAGTGGTTAGACCATTCTTCAGTATTAATGATAGAGAAGCAGATAAGATTGGACAGTTGTTTGCAGATAAGATATTTAAGGATATAGGATTATGAGCATTAGAGAAAATATCGCCTCCAATATTATTAGCACATTAGATGCTGTAACTTCACCTATTGAATTTAAAAAAATAACTAGAGAACCATTTGACCCAGAAGAATTAGCTGACCCACAATTCCCTGCCTTATATATTTCCACAGGTGATGAAACTAGAGAAGATTTTGCTTTAGGTGATTATTCAGCAGGTAAACGCAGTGGCACAATAGATTATGTTATTGTTGGTTATGTTAAAGGAACAGAAACAAATTTAGATACTAAAAGAAATGAATTTATAGAAGTTGTAGAAGAAACACTTGATACCGATAGAACTAGAGGCGGTAATGCTAAAGAAACTAAGGTCGTAGAAGTATCATCTGATGAAGGCACATTATATCCTTTGGGTGGTATTCGTATTGTGGTAAGAGTATTTTATGAATTTATACGAGGTACATCATAATGGCTAAAAGAATTAGAATATTTATGCCAGATGGATTAGGAACAATATCTATTTGGGATAATGAACTAGACAAGTTTCTGGCGAAGGGTTATAAACTTTCAATAGAAAAAAAATCTACTAGAACATCAAAGAAAAAAGATGTAGAAGTAGAAGAACAAACCGAAACAAAGGAGTATGAAGAATGGCAACACACGTCGGAACAAGCGGAGTAGTCAAAGTTGGTTCAAATGCAGTAGCTGAAGTTACTGGTTTTACCATTGACGAAACAAATGACACAGTTGAAGATACTTCACTAACTGATACATCTAAATCTTACAAAGCATTAAGAAAAGATGCGACTGGTACTGTTGAATGTCATTGGGACGAAACAGATGCTACAGGTCAAGGTGCTTTAGCAGTTGGTTCAGAAGTAACTTTAAACTTATATCCAGAAGGTGATACATCTGGTGATACATATTACACAGGAACAGCGATTGTGACTGGTGTATCTCAAGCAGTGACACTTGATGGTGTTATTTCAAGAACTATTAACGTACAATTCTCTGGTGGCGTAAGCACAACAACTGTATAATTTATAAATGCCAAAAAAGGATTATCTTGAAGGTGCTATAAATCATTTTAAGCATCAAGAGATTAAAATTATAGAAGTTGAGGAGTGGGGACTAACTGGCGAAGATGCCATTTATGTCAAACCGTTTACGCTACTAGAAAAATCTGAAATTTTCAAAGGTTCAAATGATAATGATTTGACTGTATTAATTGACGTCATAGTCAAGAAGGCAGAAACAAAAGATGGTGAAAAAATGTTTGACCTTGAAAGTAAAATCAAGATGAAGAAGTTTGTTGACCCAGATGTTATTGGCAAAGTCGCCACTTTAATTCTTGGTCAAAATGAGAATATTCAAACCTTAAAAAAAAAATAGAATCTGACAATCATTTCAGATTTCACTTTTTCCTAGCAGAACAATTACATAAAACCATAGGCGAGATATTATCTATGCCTACTGAAGAATTTGATATGTGGATTGCTTATTATGAGGTAAAACAAGATGAACAACAAAAAGCATTGAATAAGCAGAAACTACAAGGTAAAAGAAGATAATGTCCACCAAAAGATTAAATATTGATATTCTTGCAAGGGATAAGACAGGTCAAGCGTTTAAATCCGTACAACAAGAAACAAAGAAAACTACACAAACTTTAGCTACATTAAAGACTGTATTGTTTGCTGTTGTTGGGTCACAAGCAATTAGACAAGTATTAGAATTTGGTAATACATTTCAAAATCTTCAAAACAGATTAAAATTAGTCACTAATTCAACATCTGAATTAATTGCTGTTCAAGAAGAACTATTTAAAATATCTCAAAGAACTAGAGGTGGATTTGCTGAAACAGTTGAACTGTATCAAAAACTTGCACTTCAATCACAAAGTTTAGGTTTACAATCATCTGAACTTTCTCAAATTACTGAAAACGTCAATAAAGTTATTGCTATTGCAGGTGTTAATTCTGTTCAAGCATCAGCAGGTATTTTACAGTTATCTCAAGCATTCGCATCTGGAAGATTACAAGGTGATGAATTTAGAAGTATCTCTGAGAACATTCCACCATTATTAGATATCTTTGCTAAAGAATTAGGTGTAACTAGAGGTGAATTAAAAAAATTAGGTTCAGAAGGTAAAATTACATCAGAAGTTATTGCCACTTCTTTATTAAAAGAAACAGAAAATATTAATGAACAATTTGGTCAATTATCACCTACTATTGGTCAAGCAGGAACAGTATTACAAAATAGTTTTTTAAATCTAACAGGACAAATATTAGATAGTTCTGGTGCATTAGATAGTTTGGCTAGTGCCTTAATTTCAGTTTCAAATGCGATTGATGCTATTGCAGGTAATCAAGACAAAATTGATAAGTTTGTTTTTGCAGTTCAATTATTAATTAGTTCTTTAAAAGGAACTACATTAGTTGATTTTATCAATCGCTTAGAAGAAACATCTAACGGTTTAGAGAATGGTGCAAATGCTTTTGATAATTTTAGACAAGCAGAAGATGAAAGTTTAAAATCATTAGAAGAATACAATGAAGAATTAGCAAAATTAAATTCTGGATTTGAAGAATTTAAAAAGAATGCTGAAGATACTGTTACATTAACCAATGTATTTAAAATTGAACCATCAGATGCTGAAGATGATATTTTTACCCAATTACAAAAGTTAAGAGAAAAAACTGGTGTTGGTTTAGTTAACCAGATTAAAGCACAAAAAAGACAAGAACTAGATATATTAGAAGATGCCGAAAAATTAGGTTTGTTAAGTGAAGAAGAATATCTAAAACAAAGAGAAAAACTAAATCTTCTATATGCAGAAAAAATAAGAAAAGCAAAAGAAAACGAAATATCTCAAAAAGTATTATTAGAAAGACAAGGACAAGACCAAATCATAGATGCAGTTGATGATTCTTTATCTAAACTTTCAAAAATTAATAAAGACGCATTTAGAGCATATCAAGCATTTCAAATTGCGATGGCAACAGTCAATACATTTAGAGCAGTATCAAACGCATTAGCAACTTATCCATTCCCATTAAATATAGCAGTCGGTGGTGCAGAACTAGCTAGAGGATTAGCAACAGTTGCACAAATACGTTCTATTGCACCTCCAAGACAAACAGGTGGTAGAGTATTTGAAGGACAACCATATACAGTGGGTGAAAATGGTCGTGAAACTTTTGTACCAGAACAAAATGGAACTATTTTACCTAATGGAGCAGGAATGGGTGCAACCAATGTTTATATAACCGTCAATGCTAATGACACACAAGGATTTGATGATTTATTAGTTAAACGTAGAAGTGTTATTGTTAATGTGATAAATGATGCTCTTAATAGTCAAGGAAAAGAGGCGTTAGTATAATGGCAGGTACATATCCAACATCACCAGAATTTGCATCAATCGGATTTAGTTCAGAACAAAAAACAATTACATCTACTACTGATAGTGGAAAGATGTTTGCAGTCCAAGTGGACGGGCAAAGATTTAAATTTTCAGCATCATATCCACCAATGAATAGAAGTGAATTTGCTCCTGTCTATGCATTCATAATGAAACAACGCAGTCAAAAAGAAACATTCCAAATTGCTTTGCCAGATTTAAAGAATGCCAAAGGTGATGTGTCTGGAACAGTGACTGTTAGTGGTAGCCATTCAGCAGGTGATACCACCATTGATATAACAGGAATAACAGGCACACTAAAGGCAGGGGATTTTATAAAGTTCGGACATTCAAAGGTCTATATGGTTGTTGAAGATGCAACAGGCGATAGTTCCACAGATGCTACCATTACAATAGAACCACCACTGCGAACTGCTTTATCAAATGCTGAAAGCGTCACTTATGATGATGTTCAATTTACAGTTAGACTTACAAATGATGTTCAAGAATTTAATACAGGGGATTTAGATTTATATAGATTTGAAGTAGATTTTATTGAGGCGTTGTAATGGCTAGAGGATTATCTTCTGACCTATTAACGCAAATAAGTAATAATAGCATCAAACCTATTGCCTTAGTAGAAATACTATTTCCCACTCCTCAAAGGATTACAAATCATTACAAAGATTTAGTTCATAATTCTAATACTTATTCAGCAGGTGGGCATCTATTAAAGATTTCAGCAAAAGGTGAAAATTCACAAATTAATGTTGCTAATTTTAGTATTCAATTATCAGCAGTGGATAGTGCGTTTGTATCTATAGTTTTAAATAACGTAGTCAGTAATGATGAAGTGACTGTTGATATTGGATTTATAGATACTGATGAAACTTTAATTGACACATTTAATTATGACAAAGGATATATAAACAATTATTCTATTGATACCAAAACAGGTGTTTTAACTTTAAATTGTACTTCACACTTTGGTGATTTTAGTAG